GGGGCCGCATCAGCCCCGCCGCTGGTCAGGCGCGGATCAGTTGCCGAAGCGGCGGGTGAGCGCGTTGATCTTGGCAGCAAGCGAAGCCACGGCGTTGCGCACTTCCGTCTGCGAGTAGGTGCCTCCAATGGCCGCAATCGTATCTGCCGCCGTGCCGCCGGAGTTGTCGGTCAGCTCCGCCAGCGCGCCAGAGGATTCACAGAAGGCGATGTCGCCATACCCCGTGGACACCCAGCGGCTGACATAGCCGATGCAGGTGTTGCTGCCCTGGGTCAGGGTATATGTGTCATCATCCGAGGCATAGACAGCCTTGCCCACGTCGGTGATGGCCAGCGCCGAGATCGGCAGCACAATGCGGCCACGGCGGACCACTTTCACGGTGATGTCACCGGCAGCGCCGGCGGCATTGTCGGCCTTGCGCAGGGCAAAGCCGCGGAAGGGGTCACCGGCTTGAAGCGGGCGGGCATAGCCGGAGCCATTGTCGCCCACGGCGGCGCCCTCATAGATGATGTCGGCGGCAATGACCGGCAGGTCGTTGTGGTCACCCAGGGAATAGTCGCGGACCTTGTCGGCAGCGAGTGTGGTCATGATGGTTGATCCTTGTCAGAAAAATGGTGGGGGAGGCAGAAAGCGGCGCTTAGGCCGCCTTTTTGGGCGTGAAGATTTTGGCCTGGCCGGACTCTTCGGCGCGCTTGAAGGCGAGATAGGATTTCTCGCTGCCAAACTCGGCTTTGAGGTCAGCGGATTCGGCATATTCCGCCTTCCACAGATCCTCGCCGGACTTGCCAGCCTTGGCGTCCTGCGGGGCAGAAGCCGGATCGCCGGAGCCATTGGCTGGCTCGCTGCGGATCTTGACCTTGCTGTCGTCGGCCTTCAGGCCATCCAGCACGGTGCTGCGGCTGGCGTTTTCCGCCGCGATCACGGCCAGGGCCGCATCGGCTGGCGTCTTGCTGCCATCGGCCTTGTGGGCGGCGATGATCTCTTCATGGCCGGGCAGCGCCGCCTTCTCGATGCCGAGAATGCGTTCGCGTTCCGCCGCTGCGCCAGCGGTCATGCCTGTGGCATGGCCTTCCGCGCGCAGGGCGGCTGCGGCGTCCGGGAAATTCTTGGCAACAAATGCCGCATCAATGACGAGACCGTCATTCTCCGCATCGGCGCTCATACCGGCAGCCGCTGCGACGGCCGCCATCATCCCACTTTTGCTCATGGGGTGGTCCTTTCTGTGGTGGTGGGCCGTCAGGCCCGGTTGAGTTGGAAAACAAACGCCTCGAAAGTCTCCAGCGGATTGCCTGTGGCGTCTGCCAGGCCCGCCGTCACTGCCTCTGCCCCCGGATAATCGAGCGCTTCGGTAGCCATTGCTTTTTCAAAACTCAGGCGCTTGCCACGGTACTGCGCCACCTTTCCGGCAAAGACCTGCCGCGAGCTTTCCAGCCGGGCGAGGATGCGGGCCGCCACGTCATCGGGCAGCGGCTCATAAGGATTGCCATCGGCCTTGTGCTGGCCCGCCGCCAGAATGGTCACCTTCAGTCCGGCATTTTCCAGGGCGGCGCTGAAGTCGGTGTGCATGGTGATGACACCGATGGACCCTGCCCCGCCGGTTTCCGGCAGCACGATCTGGCGCGCCGCCGAGGCCATCAGATACCCCGCCGAATAGGCATGGTCACTGAGGATGGCGATGGTGGGCTTCACCTGCGACAGGGCATGAATCATGTCGCTGGTTTCAAACGCGCCAGCCACCTGGCCGCCGAAGCTGTCGATCTCAAAGGCCACGCCCTTCACCTGCGGGTCGCGGGCGGCGCGCTGCACTTGCGTCTGCAGGCCCTGATAGCTCGTCTCGCCGCTGTCGCTTTCAATCCATGCGCCCTTGTGCACCAGCGAACCCTCAATCGGGATCACCGCCACATTGCCCACCATGTCATAGGGCTTGCGGTTTTGCCGGTCGAAGCTGCGGCCCAGCCGGTCACCGACGACACCCATCGACGGGCGGCCCTGCGCGAAGGCCACATGATGAAGAGGCGATGCCCCGGCGATGCTCACCTCATGTCCGGTGAAGCGCCCGCCAAGCCCCGCCAGAATGGCAGCGGCCTTCCCTGGGTGCACCATCAGCGGCGCATTGAAGACAAGCGAGGCGATGCGGGGCGTGATCATTGCTGTGGGTCCTTGCTGTCGCCATCGCCGGAATCAGCGGGCGGCTGTTGCGGCGGCTGCAGCGCCGCACTGGTGCTGGTCGGCATGGTGAGGCCCGCCGCCGTGCGGGCGTTGTGTTCTTTCACCCGCTGCGCGTGCTTGGCCTCGAAGCTGCCGCCGGTGCGCTCCATGATGACCTGATCCAGCGTCTTGGTGCCCATGTTCACATCAACCAGATCGGCGCTTGCTTCTTTCAGCGGGTCAAGCTGGATGCGCGACGGCCCAATCCAGTCCGAGCCCAGCCAAGCCTGCCGGATCACCGGATCAGAAAAGAACCCAGGGGCATAAAGACGGCCGGAGGCCACGGCCTCGGTGATCACCCATTCATAAACGGGCTGGCAGAATTTCCACGCCAGCCAGGAGCGCTTGGTGCGGAACATCTGCCACGCCATTTCAAGGGCGGCGCGCGAGGCGGAATAGGATGCGGTGAAGCTCTTCAGCAGCAGCTCCACCGGCAATTCAAGGGCCACGCCGATGTGGCGCGACATTGCCATCACAAAGCCATCGAAGGCCGTGTTGGGGCGGTTGGGGTTGGCGAATTCCGGTTTCTCTCCGGGCGCCAGATCAACAATGGCGCCCGTGCCCAATTCCAGCTCGGTCTTGGCATCGGCACTGGTGCCGCTGCCCGACGCGCCGAGGATGGGATTGCCGCCCTCGTCTTCCGGCGCATCCGAGGTGATAAACACCGTGAACATGGCGGAGATCACGGCAGCGCGGATTTCCGCCTCGCCATAATCGCCCAGCTGCTTGATCGTCTCGATCACCGGCGCGAGATAGGGCAGCCCACGCGCCTGGTCTGGGCGCAGCTGCGGGTAGAGATGCAGGATCAGCGGCAAGCCGGTGACGGCGGAATAGTTCTCATAGCGCGACCACTCCCGCTTCACGCCTGTGCTGTCATCGGGGTGACGGCTGGAAATGTGATAGGCCACGGGGCGGCCATCACTATCCATCTCCACGCCATCGACCATCGCTGGCGTGTTGGCGCGGAAGTTCGGATTTGAGACGCGGTCAGCCTCAATCACCTGCAGCTTCAGGCCGTAGGTGGCCCCCACATCGACGCGGCGGCGGCGGGCGACAAACACATCGCCGGATTCAAGCTGGGCCCGGAACACCAGGGCCTGCATCTCGTCAAAGTTCAAGCGGTCGGTAAAGTCCGGCCTCGCCGCCCACAGCGCGAATTCACGCTCGGCCCGCTTCTGCCAAGACTCAGCCTGTGCCGGAGTAAGCCCAAGGGCTTCGGCATCAATCTGCGACTTCAGCACCAGACCGTCACCCACCACCGAGGTGACCACCGTGGCAACAGCACCTGTGGCAAGAGGCGTGTTGCGGATCAGGTCGCGCGAGCGCGCCCGCAGGTCCGGCAGGTCGGGTGAGATGTCCTCGTTGGCGCTTGTCTGCTTGGGCCGCCAGTTGCGGGTGGCGCGGCGGTCGCGCTTGCCGCCGGTGTAGCCGCCAGTGGAAGCGCTCATCATCAGGCGACCGCGCAGGCGTTCAAGGCCTGCGGCCGGGCTCAGCCATTCCACGACGCGGTCCATCAGGGACCACGGCACGTTAAATTCCTTGCGCCCGATGGTGATCTTGCGGCTCATGCGGTCACCGCATAGCGGGTGCGGCGGCGGCCAGAGGCTGAAGCCGTGAGGCTGCGCACCTTGCCGTCCCAATAGGTGATCTGGTCACGGATTTCACCGGCATCGACACGCGACAGAGAGCGCCCGGCAATGGAATAGGACTGCCCCGTGGCCACAGCCGACGAGGCCGCCAGCCACGCCGCCAACTGCGTCTCAGCCTGCGCGAGTGTGATGCCTGCCATCAGGTGATTCCATTTGATCTGACCCGCCGTGTCTTAACGGTCTGAGGTGGCGCACCCGGCAAGGCTTTCGCCTCATCCGTCACCGCCACCGTGAATAGTTCACGCTGCGACACGGGCTTCACCCCGCGCTGCTGCGCCAGTTGCCGCCATTGATCATCCGTCCAGTTGCCGGCCAGATGGATCATCAGCGCCATGTTATAGATGCGGCAGTCGTGGAAATGGTTGTCGCCCGTGGCAACCCACTCCTTGACAATGCGCCCGCGTGACTCCCGCTCTTTAAGCGTTTCAGCCACCACCTGGCGGCAGTAGCGTTCGTCATTGTGATCCGCCATGTGCACAAAGCCCGATGGATAGGCCTCGGCGCCATCCGTTGGCGGCTCCTTGCGCAGCAGGGCATAGAATTCTGCCTTCAGCGACCATGTGCCGACCGGCCAGATCAGCGCACCGCGCTTGCGTTTCTTGCCGCGGAATGTCACATCGACCTTGGCCGGCGTGCCCAGCGGCGGCAGATACCAGCCCGGCATGCCCTTCAGGGCCTTGGCCTTGGGGCGTCCGCGCACCCAATTCTTGACCGCCTCGGTATTGAAGCCAGCGTCCACGCCGATCTGGTCGACCGGCCATGAGTTGCCATAGGCATCAGGATAACGCCGCTCGGACAGCCGTGTCAGTTCTGCCCACACCGCGCCCTCCGGGTCGGCGGTGTCGCCTTCGAGGAATCCGACGTCGAGCGACCAGCTTTGCCGGTCAGCCCCCCAGCCCACCACCTCGTAGAACAGGCCGTTGCCCTGCACGTCCACCGCCAGGGTGAGCAT